GTCTGCTTCTACGACAGGGACCAGACAGCTGATCTATACCGGGACACCACCTTATCCTGGATGTCCAGGGACAGTCTTCCGAAGACGGAGGACAAATTGTATACAAAACACTGGCCCTCATAATGCCTGGCATGAATGGAGTGTAGAAGCAGAAAATGTAGATCAGATTAATGTTGGTGATACAACACTCTGGTATATGACAAACCCTGCCTTGGGAATCAGACTTACAGAGGATTTTACCCGGGAGGAGCTCAACAGTATGACACCGGATGGCTTCGCAAGGGAGCGCCTTGGCTGGTGGAGTCCGCTTATTACTGAGAATGATGCAGCAATTAATGAGGAAGACTGGAAAGCTTGTGGATCTGATCAGCTGAAACCGGAAGGGAAAAAAGCATATGGAGTTAAATTCGCTCCTGATAGTTCTTATGTTACCTTGTGCGGTGCAGTGATCCCGAAGGAAGGTCCGGCAAGGATATCCTTAATTACGATGAAACAGGTGGGATTAGGAACTCAGTGGTTAGCAGACTGGCTTAATGAAAGATATGCTGAGGCATCTTGCGTGGTGATCGATGGGAAAAACGGAGTTGACGTCCTGGCAGATAAGATTTCAGGTACCTGGAAAGCTAAAGGGTCAGTAATCCAATCAAGACCGAAAGATGTAATTGCCGCAGCGGGACTCCTTACGGATATGCTGGCTGAAAAGACTGTAACATGGTATAGAAAACAAGAGATTCTAAATGATTCAGCGCTAAAATCAACGAAACGTGCCATATCCGGAGGATGGGGATTCGGAGGGGATTGCTCTGGACCTATAGAAGCAGCTTCACTGGCGCTATGGGGAGCAAAGACAACAAAAAGAGATCCCGGAAGGAAGATGAGGATAGGATAATGGATTTTATTATAGATGTGGATAGATTACCTGATCTTTCGGATCAGGAAAGAGATAAACTGCAGGAGCTGTTAAAAGTATATGAATACCACAGAAGTAAGAATGAACTGAAGAATCGATACTATGAAGGTCATATTACCCTAAATGAGGTTAATCTGGGTATTGCACTTCCGGGGAACCTGAGAAATCTTGAAATTGGATGTTCCTGGGGTGCCAAGACGGTTGATGTACTTGCAGCCAGATCCATGTTTGACGGATTTGTTGACATGAATGGTAGTGAGGTGGACGAATTAGCTGAGATAGTAGAGGATAATCAGTTGCTATCTGAGTATATGAAATCATGCCGTGATGAACTTAAATATGGTTCTGCTTTTGCTACTCTTTCAGGAGATCGTTCAAAAAAATGCAAAATACGGTTCCATTCTCCGGAGAGTGCAGCAGCTCTATGGAATGGAGAAGTAGGACGTATTGATTGTGGGTTTGCGATTATTGACAGTACCCCTGATGAATCTATGGATATTTTATGGAGACCGTCACTGATCAATTTTTACACAGATGATGCCATCATTGTTTTTCAAAGAGAAAATGATGAATGGACAACTATAAGATATCCTCATCGGATGGGAAGACCTTTAATGGAACCATTGATCTGGAATGCCACAAGCGACAAGCCTTTTGGAAGATCCAGAATAAAAGAACCGGTCCGCAGGTTGATCCAGGGGTATGTAAGGACTATTGCAAATGCCACTATCGGACTTGAATTTGCTACTGCTCCTCAAAAATATCTGCTGGGGATTACCGATGAACAGTATGATAAGGTGATTAATCAGAAATTTAAGCAATATGTCGGAAATATACTGGCATCGACAACTAATCCAGAAACTGGCGAAAAACCGGAATTCGGTCAGCTACCTCAGGGAAGTATCACACCTCATGTAGAGATGATTAGAGTATTGGCCACGCAGTTTTCGGCAGCGACAGGCCTTACTGTATCCGATACAGGAGTGGTTAACGATGCAAATCCAACAAGCTCGGATGCAATTCTGGCACAGACACAGACTCTGGTGGCCATGGCGGAGCAGTTGAATGCAGGCAATGGAAATTCTTTGAAGACGATTGGACTGATGGCTCTGGCTATTGCAAATAATACGACAATAGAAGGATTATCTGCTGAGCAGAGGAATATTATCCCTCATTTCAAGAATCCTGCAATGCCTAGTGTAGCTGTTACAGCGGATGCGGCCATCAAGATTGCGTCTGCAAGAGAAAACTTCGCCACTACCGATACATTCCTGGAGATGATCGGTTTTGACCAGGCAGATATTCGCCGGATCAAAGCCCAGGAACAGAGGGCGAGGGGGCAGATACTTCTTTTAGAGATGACGGAGGCAGAGACTACGGGACAGAATACCGGGGAGGCAAGCCAGACGGCTGCAGGGGTGACACCAAATGAAGATATCACAGAGTGATTGGATCCGTTACCGGGATATGATGTCTAAGATCAGCAAACAGGCAGCGGAAGAATTTGAACACCATTTCCGCGGTAAGATAAGTACAACTGAAAGAAAAGAAATCATCGACTATGCCATGGCTCTGGTAGCCAAGTACAGTGAAGCATCGTCAGAACTGGCCTGCCAGATGTATGAACGCATTGCGGAGCTATCCGGGGTGACCATCCCGCCGGCAGAACCGGCAGAGGCAGCGGAATACGGTGAAGTGGCCAAAGGGATCAATGGAACTCTGAAACAGTCCCCTGAAGGAAAACTCTGTGGCGATGTGGTAGATAGACTGGTCAAGCGTGCCGGAGCGGATACCATGCTTAAGAATGCCGAGAGAGACCGGGCCCAGTTTGCCTGGGTACCTCATGGCGATACCTGCAGCTTCTGTATTATTCTTGCCTCCAGAGGGTGGCAGAATATATCCAGGAATGCCTTGAAGAACGGTCATGCCGAGCACATCCACGCCCATTGTGACTGCCAGTATTGCGTAAGGTTTAACCAGAATACCGAGGTGGAAGGATATGATCCGGATAAGTATCTGGAGATGTATGAGAATGCCGAAGGGAATAAATGGCGGGATAAGCTGAACGCGATGAGGAGAGAGGAAGATTCTACATCACATAAATGGACAGACCAAGATGACATTGATATAATACATAATGAAATCAGAATTGAAATGGGAAAGGAGAAACATTCCCTAAAGAAAACAACTGGAGGGCTTCCTGATCTGCCTGATCGAATATCTGAGAGACCAGAAATGCTTGGAGACTATACGCCTGAGGAATTGAAACAGGCCTTGGAGGCATCAGGATATGAAGTGAAACCATTAAGCAAGGGTAGCCTAAAAGGAATTCAATTTGAAGATGGAGGTGGGTTCAAAACAAACTTCCAGGATGGAGGGCTGCTTCAGTATCATCCTGGTAAAAACAGGAGACACGGTGGTGAATACTACAAAATATCTACCGGGAAAGGAGGGACAAAACGATATGATACAAAAGGAAACCTTAAAGAGGACGAAACTTGACATTGAAAGTAGAATGCGGACAATTTATAAAACAGATACTGTACGCAATATGGAATTCTTTATTAATAATAACGGAGTACCATTTCGTATTTGTACTGTGCCTCCGGATGCGCTGGTAATAGAATATGCAGATACCTGGGAAGATGGAGATTTGTTCTACATTGAAGATTATGAAAACCTAGATAGCCTGATTACAGATATGATCAAAGAAATACAAGATTAACCCCTTTTTGAGAGTTTGTATGGTCAAATGCGAAATACAAAATATGGTGTTTTTTTGCCTTGATAAGACTAAATCTAGTGTGTTCACATATCATGTAAAAGATGATAAAATATTGTATCTAGATGATTGTAGGAGGAACATGGTATGGGGCAGAATAAAGAGGTTGTTTATAAGTATATTATTAATGATGATTATGAGCCAGAATATATAAATGGTATCTATGGGGGTCTGTGTCCGAATGGAGAACTTATAGTTAATTTTTTTATGGATCGATTCCCTATCCCGTTGAAATCGAGACAATCTATTAATGAGAAAGGTCGGCTGGAGGAGAAAGTAATTCAAGATAATGCAGATGATATCAAAATTCGAAGGGTTGTTAAGCAAGGAGTTATAATGAACCGTGAAACTACTTTAAGTATATATAGATGGTTGAAAAATAGACTAATTGAAATGGGAGTTGATGAGGATGAGTTATAATATCTTAGCATTACAAACATCTTCTGATAAGCAAGTTAATCACTTTCCTCAGTTTTATTCTTCAGTAATTAATGATAAAAAGGAACGCTTTATTCCTACTATTTCTCATATTATTTCTAGCATTGATGAACTATTTAAGCCATATTTACAAACTGACGATAAATATATATTTATTTCACAAATTAGTGAAAACTTATATTTACAAAACCCTATAGAGCTATTAATAAAAAAAGAAGAAGGTTATTATACCGTGGAATACAAAATATGTAACCTTATTATTGAAGCTGTAGGTGAAACATATAAGGAAATGGTTCAAGATTTCAAAGATCAGCTTGTCGATGCGTGGGACTACTATTCAGATGAGGATGATCAAAACCTCACACGTGGAGCTATTGAAGTTAAGCGATGGTTACGAGAGCATATCATTGAGGAGTAATAATGTCGTCAATAAAAACTAGAGATATAAGAACGAATCTTATAAAAAAAGGGTTTAAGGAAGATGATAAAAGAGATCATATTTGGTTAAATTATATTTCGCCTGACGGGAAAAAAACAACTGTTCGCACAAAGATTAGTCATGGAAAGAGTAGTATAGGAGATCCTTTGATTGCAAAAATGGCTAAGCAAACCCACTTGTCAAAAGCTGATTTTTTAGAATTGGTTAATTGCACATTGTCTGGTGAAGATTATTATAGACAAGTGAGACATACGTTGTAAACAATATAATAATTGATTAATCCACAACCACCAAGCTATTGCAAGGTGGTTTTTGTGTGAGGAAATAAGCACTTCATTATTTGAGGTGCTTTTTTATTGCCAACGCGTGGCTTAAACGCGGAATATTTTACTTCATAGGGAGGTTTGTAACATGGCAGAAACTGTGAATCAGGGAAACACAAACACAAACGGACAGGGTAACCAGGCAGCTGGCGGATCCGGGGAGAGGACATTTACGCAGGCAGAACTTGATACGGTGATCAGTGAAAGATTGAACCGTGAGAGAGCTAAGTATGCGGATTATGAAACTCTGAAGGATAAGGCGGCAAAGTTTGATGCAGCAGAGGAAGCATCGAAAACGGAGCTTCAAAAGGCTCAGGATGAGAGACAGAGATATAAGGATGAACTGGATCGTATAAAAAATGAGAATAAGATCCGGGACATTCGGGGAAAGGTTTCTCAGGAGACTGGAGTTCCGGAAAACTTGCTTAGTGGCGATACAGAAGAAATCTGTAAAGAACAGGCCAAAGCTATTCTGGCATTCGCAAATCAGGGATCCTATCCTGATGTAAGAGACGGTGGAGAACCGGGAAAAGTATCAAAGAAAACAACTAGAGATCAGTTTGCTGATTTCTTTAACCAGTTTTAAAGGAGGAACATTATGCCTATTGCAGGAAATGGAACACAAACTAACAGAAGCAACATTCAGTTACCAACAGAAGTATCAAGAGAGATCATTCAGAAAACTCAGGAACAGTCTGCAATCATGCGTCTGGCCAGAAGAATCATACTTCCGGGCTGGGGTCTTACTATTCCGGTGATCACCAGCGATCCGGAAGCTCAGTGGGTAGATGAGACCAATAAGAAGCCGGTATCCAATCCTGGTCTTGATAAAAAGGTAATGCAGGCTTATAAGCTGGCCGTTATTGTACCTTTCTCTGAGGAATTCAGGAGAGATGCGAAGAGTCTTTATGATGCTCTGATCAGCAGACTTCCATTGTCTTTGGCTGAGAAATTCGATGCTACATGTTTCGGTAAAGTAGATGCTCCGGGAAGCAATTTTGATACTCTGGCTGACTGCACTGCCCAGAATATTGGAACAAACACTTATGATGCTTTAGTGGCAGCGGACCTTGATGTGGCTGTCCATGGAGGCATTCTGAACGGATATGTGATCAGCCCTCAGGCCAAGGCAGTGCTTCTCGGAGCAAAAGACGATGTGAAGAGACCTCTTTTCATCAATTCTGTTGCAGAGGGAGCAATCCCGATGATCCTTGGACAGAAAACATATCAGTCCAGAGGAGTATATAAGGAAGGAACAGGAAGTTCTGTACCAAATGTAGTCGGTGCTGCAGGTGACTGGACAAAGGCAATGTATGGAACTGTAGAAGGAGTAAAGATTGGTGTTAGCGATCAGGCTACATTGACTGTAGGATCTGGAGATAACGTGGAAACAATCAACTTATGGCAGCAGAACATGTTCGCCGTTAGAGCAGAAATTGAGATCGGATTCCGCGCCGATACATCTGTGTTCAATCTTCTGACCACTCCCTATTCTGGCTGATGGTTAAGATGATCAATCAGACTTTTGGTACAGAGATGTGGGTCGCGGAGAATCGTGTAGACGAATACATGGCGGCAGGCCATAAACTTGCCGCCGGTAAAACAGAGGAAAAACCTACAGAGAGACCAAAAGCCACAAGGAGAAAAACAAGGAAATGAGGTGACTCTATGGCATATGCAGGAATCACAGATGTGAAAGCAAGAATAGCCAGGACACTTTCTGAGGAAGAAGAAAAAATCTGTGAGACATTGCTTGAAGATGCAGCTGTATTGGTTGACAGTTACAACCAGGAAGCCAAAATGGAGGCAAAAAAAGTAGTGTCATGCAGAATGGTTATCAGGGCCATAGGGGATGGAGAAACATCAGACATCCCCATTGGGGCTACGCAGGGAAGTATGTCAGCACTTGGTTACTCACAGTCCTGGACTCTGGCCAATGGAGCCACAGGCGAATTATACCTGTCAAAAACCGAAAAGAAGATGCTTGGGGTTGGGAACAGGATTGGATCCTATTCACCTTTAGAAGACCTGACAAGCGATAGCCTGGAGGTGTTTTTATCATGAAAGGGATTGATATCATCCTTTATGAGAAGACGCAGACTGGGACGGATGGCTTTAATAAACCTGTATATACAGAAATTCCGGTCACTGTAGAGGATGTCCTTGTTGCCCCTTTGTCTGCTGAAGATATCACGGACAGGACAGATTTCTCCAGTGCAAAAGAGTCATATACACTTGGCATACCGAAAGGAGATCTTCATGATTGGAGAAATGTAAGAGTAGGATTCTTTGGCAAAATTTATAAGACTTATGGAGAAGTAACACAAGGGATAGAAAGCCTGGTTCCGACCAGATGGCATAAGAAAGTGAAGTGTGAGCTTTATGAGTAAGAAGGTTGAAATCAAACTGATCGACAGTGGTATTAAAGAACTTTTACATTCTGATGCGATTGAAGGCATATGCCGTCAAAAGGCAGAAGCAATAGCAAATAATACAAAAGGTGAGTTTGAGGTCACAGTAACCAGGGGGAAAAACAGGAGTTGGGCAACAGTAAGTACCACTGACAAAGATACTTTCTTCCGGCAAAGAGCTACAAGGGAACTGCTAAATTCGGTTGGAGGCATGATGAAATGATAGAAAAAAGAATCATTGATTATCTGGGCGAATGCCTTGATGTTCCGGTATATGGGGAACAACCGGAAGATAAGCCGGACAGGTATATTATCGTAGAGAAGACTGGCGGCGGCGGTGACCGATTCATTGCGAGATGTATGATGGCTGTTTTCTGCCATGCCGAGTCTTTGGAAGAGGCAGCTGTATTAAATACTCAAATGATCGGACGTATGTTTGAAGCTATATCGATCCCACAGATTAGCAAGGTCGAATTAAATACGGAGAGTAATTTTTCAGATATTGCCAGAAAAGCATATGAATATTATGCGTTATTTGATTTAGTATATGCAAGGGAGGAAATATAACATGTCAAATTTAGTAACTACCGGTAAACCGAAAGTGACTGGTGCGGTGTTCAGGGCTTTGATCCAGGCAGGATCATCTATCGAATATCCAACGGATGCCACAACTGAACTTTCGGATGCTTTTGTTCATCAGGGATATATTACAGAAGATGGTGTAACCCTGAATAACAACCAGACTAAAGAAACGGTAAAAGCCTGGGGTGGCGACATTGTCCTTAATAACATCACAGATAAGGGATACACATGGGCATTTTCGCTCATGGAACATCTTAATGCAAATGTCCATAAAACAGTTTACGGGGATAATAATGTAACTGTTGGCGATGGGATGACAACGATCAAAGCAACAGGAGATGTATCCGGACCGTCTGCCTGGGTGATTGACAGGGTTAATAAAAATGGAAAAGCTGACAGGGTAATTATTTATGAAGCCGATATCACAGAAGTAGGTGAAACAACTTTCCGGGATGAAGACGCAGTGGTATACCCGCTCACCATTACACCTGTGCTTTATGATGGTGCATATTTCAAAGAGTTTATTGAAGGAGAAGATACAAATGATTCAGGGGAAAACTGATACTGGATTTGAGTATGCTATCGATGAAGAAGTGTTAAACGACTATGAATTGGTCGAGGTAATCGGAGAAATCGATGAAAATCCTTTCGCTATTGCAAAAGTTGTCAAAATGCTGCTTGGAAAAGAACAACAGGATGCCCTGAAAGACCATTGCAGAAATGAGAACGGTCATGTGCCGATGCAACGCATTGAGGAAGAAATCGTGGATATCCTGACATCAAATCATGAAATAAAAAACTGATGGCCCTGGCCGACATGATCCGCCTGGATGAAGAAGCATTAATTTGTGATCTGGCGGAGACATATGGAATATATGATTATAGATCGCTACCTGCATTGAAAGTAGCGGTCTTTTTTGTCGGCCTGGGGGCAAACTCAAGATGCAAAAGAAAACTAAGTGGAATGGAATATCCATTGGAGACAGTCATGTTAGCAAAACTATGTGACTTATTGTCAACATTGGTATGGTTCAACACAGAGGATGGCCAGAATGGAACAAACCGACCAACATCTATCCTGGAGATCTTACTGGGAGAGGAAAGCCGAGAAAATATCAGCGGTGATTTCATGATATTTGAGACACCGGAAGACTACGAAAAATTCATGAAAGAGAAAGCGGGTGGTTAATATGCCGGACATCGCGAAAGCTTATGTGCAGATCATACCATCTGCAGAAGGAATAAAAGGAAAACTTCAGAACGCAATCAGTGGAGAGGCTGAATCTGCAGGTAATGCAGGCGGACAGACAATGGGTTCATCCCTTGTAGGAAAAATAAAGGGTGTCATTGCTGCAGCGGGTATCGGATCAGCAATTAAAAAGGCTGTAACTGTTGGAGCTGATCTGGAGCAGTCCATAGGAGGGATTGAAACTCTATTTAAAAAATCTGCAGATACAGTAGTGAAAAATGCTGACAATGCATGGAAAACAGCCGGACTATCTGCAAATTCTTATATGGAACAGGTGACATCCTTTTCAGCTTCCTTGCTGTCCTCTTTAGGCGGAGATACAAAGAAGGCTGCCTCGGCTGCAGATCAGGCAATCACAGATATGGCGGACAACTCAAATAAAATGGGAACGTCCATCGAAAGTATCCAGAATGCATATCAGGGTTTTGCCAAGCAGAATTATACCATGCTTGACAATCTTAAACTGGGTTATGGCGGCACGAAATCAGAAATGGAACGTCTGCTTTCAGATGCGGAAAAACTTAGTGGGCAGAAATATGATATTTCAAATCTGAGTGATGTATACCAGGCAATCCATGTGATACAGGATGAACTGAATATTACCGGAACCACTGCAAAAGAAGCCGACACTACGATAAGCGGATCGACAGAGGCCATGAAAGCAGCCTTTGAAAATGTTTTGGGCAATATGGCTCTCGGAAGGGATGAACTGGGGAGTTCATTAACCGGACTTGGTCAGTCCATAAAAACGTTTGTTGGAGGTAACCTTGCACCGGCAATCTCTAATATTGCAACATCACTTCCGACTGTTTTTAAAGCTGCTCTTGCCGGGCTATCCGAGTTGAAAACGATTGGGATTGAGATGATCGGGAATGTGTCATCAGGATTAGCTGAGGGTATTCCCAGTCTCCTGGAACAAGTTTTGCCAATGGTAGTAAGCTTATCAGAGAGTCTGAGGGCAAATGCATCCCAACTGATTGACTCCGGAATGAACCTGATTTTACAGCTGGCACAGGGCATAGCAAATTCTATCCCGACTTTGGTGACATACATTCCTACAATCGTAACGAATATTGCAGGGATCATCAATGATAATGCACCAAAAATCCTTACAACAGGGGTAAAAGTGATCATTACACTTGTTAAAGGAATCATACAAGCTATTCCTACAATAGTAGCAAATATTCCTAAGATTGTTCTGGCTATAGTTTCTGTGATCCAAGCATTTAACTGGATCGGCCTTGGAAAACAGATCATCAATGCTTTCAAGAATGGCATCATTGCCTTAAAAGGGGCTGTATCAGGTGCGGGAAAGAACATCTTTAATGCAGTGGTAAATGCGATAAAGGCTTTGCCTTCAAAACTTTTAGGTTTGGCCAAGAATGGAATATCTTCATTCAGAGGAGCTCTGGCCGGAGGGGCTGGGGTACTGAAAGCAGCGGCCACAACGATCTTAAACGGCATACTGAATGTGATAAAATCTTTGCCTGGCAAACTGGCATCATTTGCAACGAGAGCTGTTTCCGGTTTTAAATCAAAATTTACCAGTGTGAATTGGAGCAGTATCGGAACAAATATCATAAGCGGTATTGTGCACGGAATCACAGGTGCTGCAGGCAGGATAGGAAGTGCTCTGATGAATGCAGCCAAAGGAGCATTCAATAAGGCAAAAAGTTTCCTGAAAATCGGTTCTCCCTCAAAAAAGGCAGAGGATGAAATTGGAAAGATGATCCCTGCAGGTGTGGCCGTTGGTATCCGGAAAAACGATGCACCAGTCAAGGCAATGAGGAATCTTACAGATGATCTGATGGATACCTCAAAAATGAAACTGTATACTCCTGCAAGTAATAAAAACATCACCTATAACCAGATGAGAATGCTGATCGGAGATCTGATTTCCAGATTGGATAAAAACGAGGAGAAGATATTCCAGGCAGTCACCAGAGCATTAAATAACCTTGGAATCAAATGGGATAGACGTGAGATTGCAAGGATAATAGCGGAGGTGTCAGGATGATTCTAAGTAAATACGAGACACACGATGGTAGTAAAACGCTGGAATTCGAAAAAGGGATATACCTTAATTATGATGATCTCTATAATTACGAATGGTCCTATTCTAACAATGGAAATACAGTATTCAATTTCACACATGAAACAAGAGAAATCAATGTTGAAGCCTCTTTTTATGCAGTAAAGGGACAGGATCTTGAAACTCTGAGGAATGAAGCTTTTGAGATTTTTGAATATGATGTATTGGATGATCAGGATGGAAAATTGTGGATCGGTGATTACTATCTTCCTTGCAGGATCATCGCCACAAGTAACTCGGAATATACCAAAGACAAGTCGTTGAAGACTGAGTTAAGGATCGTATGCGGAGAGCCTTTTTGGATAAAGATTACCGATCTGGGGATATTAAGGCCGATTGAAGAATCAGATAATTCTTTCGGCCTGAATTATCCTTACAATTACTCTTTCAATTACGGCGTGGACAATACCGTTAAGAGCATTAAGAATGATTCATTTGCACCTGTGGATTTTGAACTGGTGATCCATGGATATGCATCAGACCCGTCAGTAACGATTGGTGACTATACTTATACGGTTCATTGTGAAGTAGACAATGGACATGAGCTCCACATCAATTCCAGGGAGAAGACCATTCTGTTATATGACGAGTACGGAAATACAGAGAACTATTTCCGATATCGTGACAGGGAGGATTACATCTTCCAACAGATTGAGAGTGGGGAGAACAGTATATCATGGAGTGATCCGTTCAGCATCGGACTGACACTGATAGAAAAAAGGAGTGAGCCAAAGTGGATTTAATTTATGCAGATGCTTCTTTTAACGATATCGGTGTGCTAAAAGGAACTGAAGTAGATATCGCTTATGGAACAGATGAAAATGACTTTTCCATGGAGATGTCTCTGAGGGATCACTGCCTGGATAAAGGATTCTTCCTATATTACGAAAAATATGAAGCGGGGGAAGTTATCCCAACCG